CGAAGTGGCCAAAGGGCACCATTTCAAAATTGGTGATTATTTCACCGTGGCTGGTACCAACGCCCAGGCTATCACGGCTATTGACAAGACTACGAACACCGACAAGGATGTTATTACCCTTGCTACTACCCTGGGTATTGCGGTTGCAGCCGGGACTGTAATGATCCAGTCTTCTAACGGAAGTAACGCCGCCCTGATCACCGCACAGGCTGTTACAGGATCTTCTTACGACGTTGTTGCTCTGGAGAATCTGTTTGTCGATGCCTGGGTCATGGCAGTTGTGAAAGAAGCTAATGCCCCGGCTGTTGATGCAGCCATTAAGGCCGCCTTAAAGGGTGTTATTTACGTTTAATCCTGTAAATCTTATATTATGCAAAAATCATTAATGGTTGGGCTGAATGAAAAGGATATGCAGGCTGTAATTAACACTTACGACCTGAAACCTTACTATTATCCGACCCTTTTCCCTCTAAGGGAAAATCAAACCTTAACCTGGAAAGCTCTTGAAGCTTTGTCCGGGTTAAAGATAGCCGCCGACCTGGTGGCCCGTGGTGCCACAATCCCGAAAAAGACCCGTGAAGCTATTTCCCGGATCCAGGGAGACATTCCGAAGCTGGCTATCTCCCGTGAAATGTTGGAAGATGAACTGACGGAATATGATATCATGATCGCCATGTCCGGTACCAGCCCGGACTTGAAAGCCCTGGTTGAATTCTGGGCTAACGATACTGAGTACTGTTTCACTGGTGTGGCCGCAAAAGCTGAATATATTGCCTTGAAACAGATCTCCCTGGGGCAGGTCAAATTCATGAATACCAACAATGCTACCGTGGTAACTGAGTATGACGTGAATTATGCAATGTCCTTGGATCAGAAAAAAGGTGTTGACACGTCCTGGTCTGCCGGTACTGCCGCTAAACCTTTGACAAAAGATATTCCTGCCGCTCTTGCAGCCGGGAAAAGCCTGTACGGGGCTACTTACAAATTCGCGTTCATGAATACGAACACGCTGGCAAAATTCGTGCAGCAGGAAGAAGTCATTAAGGCTTGTGCATCCTACCTGCAGAACCTCTCGGGGGTAGCACAGGAGCCTGATCTCGCAACCGCAAATGCCATGTTGGCAAAGAAAGTGAAGTTTAAGGGCTTGCAAATCGTAGAGATCGACCAGGACATTACCCATGAACTGGCTGACGGGTCTCGTGTATCGGGCAACCCCTTCGAGGACGATGTTGTCCTGTTCTCTGAAAGCAAAATACTCGGAAATACATTTTGGAAAAGGCCTATTGACCTGAAACTTACAGGATCTGTTGCCATGAAGGCGATGCGGGGACATACTTTGATCAAAAAGTATTCGAACGAATCTCCGGTTATGGAGGTTACCGAGGGGATTGCGAACCTGTTCCCGGCATGGAACCTGGCTGGCCGTTCTGTTTTGATGCAGACAAATGGTACAACCTGGAATAAGAATTAACCATTGAGCGGGTCTTCGGGTCCGCTCTTAATTCAATAAACATGAAAAATCTCATTTGCACTTTTATTTTGGGGCTTTTTGCATTGGTAGCCTTTGCGATGCCCCCGTCTGTAAAACCTGTATTTCAGGCGGACAATCCAACTTTTACAGTAGATCAGGTCCAACCGGTGATTAGTCAAACAACGCAATATAAGCTTATTTCTATTCCGGAAGCGGATCGAATATGCACGGCGGGGGTCGGGTCATTCGTATTAAGCAACTGGGCGGAGTTATTACTCGGGTTACTTGCACTCGTTAAAGTCATTGTCCGGCTTACTCCTTCTCTAAAAGATGATAAGGTATTTGGTTATCTTGATGATTTCGTTAATCTGATTATACAGAATAACGAATCGAAAAATAATACCGATCCGCCTGATAATGTAAGCACGACAGCAACCACTTAAGTCATACTAGAATGGCAATCACAACAAACAGGGATTATATCACGAAGGCACTGGCAAAGTTCAACGTTTCTGATGATGACGTGGACCTGGTACTTATTGAAGTGCCGGAACTGAACGCAGAGGGTACGCCGGACGTTCAGGCTTGTAAAAAGGCGATGTACAAGGCCCTTGCGTCTATCATCCCGTTGTATAACGTTGGGGAAAGCGGTTATTCCATATCGTGGAATATGGAAGCCTTGAAAATGTGGTATAACGCTCTGTGTACCGATCTTGGATTGCCTAACCCATTAACGCCTAAAATCAGAAACCGCTCAAACTCATGGTAGCAGTAAAGCAATATCCGCATTTCCTGTACACTTTAGTTCCTGGTGGGGATTCATACCAGGACGAGGCTGGAAACTGGGTAGAAACGCCGGATACCTGGGCCTTTAAAACAATATGCAGGGAGGAAACTAATGGACGTGGAACTTCTATCCAGGGAGCGGATGGAAAAGCGTTGGTGTTCTCGTCGTTAGTCCTGCTTTCCCGAGGTGCAGGAAAGGTTGCAAATGGTTCTACTATTCGGGTATGTAATACGAAAGATGCCGAGTTCTCTGTCCGGTTTGAAAAAACGGTACTAAATTGTGATATATCAACCCTGCACGGGAGGATCTGGCTATGAAAATCACGTACGATACGGATGCTATCCTGCTTCAGATACTTAGGGCGTCTGATCTGACTGGAAACTTAACAGGGGGCGTTTATGCCGGGGACAGGCCGGATAATTCGGCTGTAGAAGACGTGACGATTAACACGCTGCCTTTATCGCAGGACTTCCTGCCCCAGGTTGGTACGTCGAATGTAAATATACACGTCCCGGATCTGTATGTTACCATAGGTGGGGTAAAGCAGAAAAAGGAAAACCGGGCAAGACTTGGCACGTTAACCGGGATTGCTTTACAGGCTATCCGGGAGACAGCTGTACCCGGGCTTTCGTTGACGGTATCCTCCCAGACTACTATAGTCGAGGTTGATATTAGTCAACATTACGTAAACATTAGAATTGATTGGAGTATTCACTAAAAAATTTAAAAGTATGTCATCATTAATTACATTAGGGCTTTCTCAGATTATGACGGGTACGGCGGCTCCTGGCGGAACAATGCCTTTAGCAGCTGACCTTACGAAGATCGGGAAGACCTATAAAGACACATGCAAAATAGCGCAGGACGCTTCGGATGTAACGGAGCATTACGAGGAAGGCAAAGCGGCCCCGGAAGTACGGAGCAAACAGAAAAAAATTCCAGCTCTCACATTTTCAATCATGGATCCGGATCCCCAGTTACTTGCCGATTCTATCGGCGGTGAAGTTGACGAAACTTCCGGAGCCTGGGGGTTCAATGGGGACGAGGTGGTAACTAACAAAGCTATTCAAGTGCAATCGGAGCAGGGCCTTTGGGTTGATATACCCAACGGTGATATTGAAGCTGTGATTAACGCGGATTTCTCGAAAAAAGGGATTTTCCTGGTTGACTTCACAGTCACACCGTTGGCTGTAACAGCTGGGAAGTCTATTAGTGCCTACGAACCGGCCTAAAAGCGTATCACTCTAATATGAATTAAACCCGAAAGCCTCAAAGCGTATGCTTCGGGGCTTTTTTAGACTCACGTGATGGATAAGGAATTTGATAAACTGGAAGCTGAAAAAAGAGAGTTAAACCTACTCATAAACAACGGACTTTCTTTCGAGATAGAAAAAACTGTCAAAAAACGACAAAAAGGTTTCCTGGGATTTTTCAAAAAGAGGGTCCGGGAAACAGAAAAAATGAAATTTACAATACAGGAGCCAACGCTCTATACCTTAGACCGGCTTTCCCGGGAGCAGATAGAGTTTAGTATTGACGAGAAGGACTTTAGACTGAATGGCGTTGCCAAAGTCCGGGGCTTGGTGCTTGACCATTCCCGCAGGTGTGCCCGAATCGTGGCTATCGCTGTTTTAGGGAATGGCTGGGAAGACCGGACGAGATTGCAGGCTTTGGAAAATCTGTTTTTCAAAACAATAAAGCCCTCGAAGCTTATGGACCTCGTCCGGCTTATAAACACAATGTCGAACCTGGGGGATTTTATGAACTCTATTCGGTTAATGTCCGCGGTAAGAACGACGATGCCGGGCCGGATAGAGGAGACAGAGGACTAAACAGCCCGTTTGGCCGCAGGGGTTCTATTTGTAATTATTTCGGTTGGACCTGGGAATATCTGCATAAAGGTATCCCTTGGGCGACTGTTCAGCGGATGCTGGCTGACGCCCCCTTACATGACCGAACCGACAATGATGAGGTAAGACTAACGGGTAAAAACAAAAACGGTATCATGAACGCTATAAACAACATGCTATGAACGTAACCGGACAACCGCTTGAATTTGAGGCCTTGCTTAATAATGACCAGCTAAACCGGATGGTCGGCGAATCCGAACGGCGTATAAAAGGTCTGTCAACTGGTACTGCGTCGGCGGGTAATAAGATGGATAATAGTTTTAATAGTGTGACAAACACGATTAAGAATAAACTGTTGCCGGGGTTAACCGCTGCTGCCGCGGCTTATAAATTCAAACAGATAGCCCAGGAAGCCTACCAATTTGAAGCCGACTACGGCATGGCCATGAGGGAGGTACAAACCATCTCCAAGGCAGTACAAGAAGACATAGAAGGTATATCTGACGCTATCGTGGATCTGGCTGCAAATGGCCCGGATGATGCCATAAAATTAGCAAAAGCCTACTATCAAATCGTATCTGCCGGTTATGATGGGCAGGCCGGTCTTGACCTGTTGGCTGTTTCATCTAAAGCAGCCACTGCCGGTATCACAAACACCATGACAGCGGCAGACGGGTTAACGACGATCCTTAACGCCTGGGGCATTTCAGCGGAAAACGCAGGTAAGGTAGCTGACGTGATGTTCAAAACCGTGGAACGGGGTAAAACAACATTCAGTGAATTAGCTTCTCACATCGCCCAGGTCGCTCCTTTGGCGGCAGCAAATAACATAGCCTTTGAAGAAATATTTGCAGCCCTTCAGACAATCACCAAACAAGGTACCCCGACGGCCCAGGCTGTGACCCAGATCCGCTCTTCTATTATTAATATGAATACCGCTTTGGGCGACGGCTGGTCAAAGACAATGACTTACCAGGAGGGACTCAACCTTATTTCCGAAAGGGCCGGGGGCAGTCAAATAGCTTTGAAAAAACTTATTCCGGATGTTGAAGGGATGAGCGCCATTTTAGCTTTAACGGGAGACAAGGCAAAAGGGGCCGCCGAAGATCTTGACGAAACAACAAAATCAACCGGGGCGATGGAAAAGGCCTACGGGTCTATGATGGATGAGGCAACAAACAAGTGGTCGGTTGTGCACAATAAATGGACAAGGGAAATAAGAGATCTGGGGAAAGCTCTGAAAGAGAGTTCCGGGGATCTGGCAACTTTTTTTGATTCCATATTATCAAATTCATCCGACGTTGCAAGTAACCTGGATTTAAGCATTAACAGCATATCTGACCGGGCAAAAGCTTTTCGGCTAATGGGCGAGTCAATGACAAACGCTTATCTTAAAGCAGGTACAACTCCTAATTCAGCTGTCAGGGAATTGTATGGCAATTATATAAGTCAAATTAAAGAATATGCCTCCCAGGGTCTTGACACACAGAAATTAAAGCTTAGTGATATTTTAGAAATAGATGATAAGGACGATAAATTACAACAGCTTAAAGATTTTTTGGTATCAGTAAATGAGGCAGAGGAACAAATAGGAGAAACAGAGTTCAAAAA